GCTACAGCCCTGCATTTCTCCATTCTGAACACGGCAGAGTTTGACTGCGTGGTACTGAGCCACAGCGACAAGATAGAGGACATGGAACCGGATTGGGTGGCCAATGAGGAGCATCTGTGTGCCGTTGTGGGCAGTTCGGTGGTGGGCAGTAAACTGCGTGCCTGCATCACCGGAGCTTCGACCACGGCAAGTATGACCTGGACGGACTTCCACTACTACAGCCAGCAGCGGGGTATGCAGCAGATAGATGCGCTGATGCACAGCCGCATCGCGAACCTGAGCTATGCAAAGTACGGGCGCAGGGATATGCAGGAACAATGCGGTGCCGGTCAGCATAACAATAACCGCACAACAGGCGGAACGGCCGAACACGGGATGACAGACACCATCGGCTACGATGAAGCGTATGTCATTAACAACAAAATCACGAATTCGCTGATTGACGGCCTGGTGCACCAGTATGCCTGGTATAAGAGTCGGGACGAATACGGACAGGCGACTGTGGTGCAGGTGAACAATATCTGCTGCCTGGGCTATGAGGACATCTACGGCAACAAGTATGACATGATGGACGGCGTGGATCTGCCGAACGACAGCGGTAACGTGGGCAAATGGCGCATCTGGATGCCTGACGGCAGTATCCGTATGGTACAGGGCAAGAAGGACAGCGGTCAGTGGATTACAGGCGTGGCGCACGGCAAGTATATGGACATGATTCCGGTAGGTAATCTGAACGGATCATCTTCTACTTACTATACCGACATGTACTGGATAAGCACCGCTACGGTCCGTGTGGTCTATCGCGGGTGCTACAATGCGAGCGCGAATGGCGGTGTGTCGTTTGCGTATGCGATTAACGATGCTTCGTATGCGAATGCGAATATCGGCTCGCGTCTGGCCTTCCGCGGCAAAATCGTCCGGGCGCAAAGCGTGGCAGCGTACAAGGCGATACGCGAGGTGGCGTAAGCGCAAAGCGCCAAAGCGTGGAGCGAAGCGACTAAAACGAAAGAACGGGATTCGGATGGTTTCCGAATTCCATTTAAAAGGTATTCAAATACCGGCGAAGCCGGCCGAATTTTTTTAGAATATTGATAGGGTAGGGGAATACAAAACTGAACTGATTTGAGGGTAAACGACCTCAATTTAACTATGTAAAGATAGTGATTTTTGTTGATATTTGCAAGTTATTTTTCTGTTATTTTTAGCTTAGAATTGACCAGTTCAAATGGAATAAAGAGTGCTTTAAATTATACGCTTCGTTTTGTGAAATGAACTTTTCATTTTGAAACGCGCGAACATTTCGATTTGCGGATTATAAGTACTCTCGCAGAAATTCTTCTCTCTCTGCTGTGGGATGAGAGAGAAAAGAAAAAAGGTTGTCAGAGGTAGCAGATGCGTTACCTGTATATTGCTGATAAGCGCTGATTAACTTTTCCACGTCATTCGATTGTATAGTCGCTGTAATGGTCTCTGATGTATTCATATTGCAAAATTGTATGTTATACGGTGAAATGTAAAGGACATTTTATAGTAACTCGGCACGTACAGATAGATCATATTGCAGGTCGTAATGCACTCCTCCCTTTGGCTCGCTTATATCATAGATAATCTGACCGCTAGGAGATGAACCTACAAAAACTTTAATTCGGTAATATAGGTCGAAGCTGTAATTGACTTTTCTGATGAAATATTCTCTTTTGTTATCATAATCTTCTTCGGTAGGTACTGAAAGAGGTACCTTGACAATGAGATCTGCTGCATCAGTGGAAACATTTTGATATTGCAGATCATACAAACTATTGCCCTCTCTATTCGCTTCCTCTCTCCAGGCATCCTTCTGGGCTTTTACGGCTGCTTCGACAACTGAATTCTTGTTATCAAATGTTGCCCACTGGTACTTCTGTTCAGTGACGGGGACTGTTTGTTCTTCCTCCAGGTTAAATGGCTTGAGTAGTTTGGTCGTTCGGAGTTTAACGTTTGCCGGGAAGGATGAAGTCTTAGGTAATGAATAACGGATAGTATCAGGCAGCATTCGTTGGCCATCTAATAGAATAGGAGACGAGAAATCCGGATTCATGCATTGTTGGGCTGATAAATGCATATCGGCTGTGATTATATGATTGGCATGGCGAAGTATTGCATCGTATTCTTTCCAAAAATGGTTGAACAAGCCATTTTTCCCTACAAAAAGAAGTGATATGTCACAAGATTGTCCGTTAGGTTTATTCAGAACAGGCTTTCCGGAGGCGTCCAGGCAAATTTGTGAGCCATACGGGAGTGAATACTCTTTATTAAAGAAGGAGAAACAAAATGCAAGCGGGGTTTGATAATCTACGTTTTCAGACAATTCGATATCCGAGCTTGAAATCGTAGTGTATCGGTGTACTTTTCCGAAAAGATATAGGGGTACATATAAGTAGGAATATAAGTTTCCTTTGAAACGTTCTAGATAGACAGGTAGAAATTCATCAATAGAACTAATTTCTTTATATGCCATGTCTGCGCCACGGTCCCATGGAAAGAAATCCGTGGATACCAATTCTGAACGTCCGGATACATTATCTGTCTTATAGTAAAATCCGTATGCCTTATCGTATCTTAAGTATCCTTGTGCCTGGGTGGATACAATATAGTGATATGGTTTTAGGAATTTGTCCAGGGACTCGGATGCCGGTGCAGCCGTCCACTCCGGGATCTGTCCGCGAACATTGGTGGAAGCCGATAACTTTAATTGTTGGGGCGCTTCGAAATCGGTTGTTGGTGTGGAAGCCTTCAATAAGGTCCAATCTGAAGAAGGATTTGACTTGAGTATATCCCGTATAAATTTCAATCGAACTGTCCGGGTGTTACCGTCTACAAAATAAAGCAACCCAAAGCGACACCACAGTGCTTGCATAAATTCATTAATAGTGCAATCCGGCATGAGGTTGGCACATTTTAATACACCTTTTACACAACAATCTGCCGCGTTGTTGAGTACGACTAGCTGTTGCAGTTGATGATGACTGGCGAATGGGTTTTCAACAACCGTATATCCGTATGTCGAAAATATGGCTTCAAGGATATTCCTAACTTTCATAAATGGTACGATACCGTATCCTTCAGGCAGAGATACTTCTACCGGTTCACCATTGATGATAAAGGTTTCGGTCCGAGCTTTCCACAGATAGCCGTTCTGAATATTATTAATTATTTCAATATAATCGGTATCTGTATTATTTTCTGTTTTTCGGTTGCAGGTTAAAGCGACAGGAAACAGGCAAAATGGAGAATCATCATTAAGTCTGTTTTCAAAAATGTAGGATATAAGTTCAGGTACTCCTCCTTCGGGCTGATAAACGGGTAATTTGATGGACTGCAAAGACACAGCATTCCAGATACTATACAATTCGGATTCGCCAAATCCTACATTAAATGTAATGCCTTCTTCTGATGTATTGACGATATTCATTTTCCCGATACGATGATACACCCCGTCTGCGACCGTGACACGTTCATCTGCAACAGGTGCAGAGTCGATATCCGTTCGTTGAATGTGTCCGTTCAAACGAAAGTTGTTTTTTGTGCCCGGTATTGTTGCTGCAATACTTTGTGAACCACGCTCATTATAAATGGGCGAACTGTCTTCTATTTCCGTGCTGAAGTCTTTCGATAGATCGAAGGTACCGGATGCGTTTGAAATTCTTAATGCCATATTAGTTGCTATTTAGTTGAACGTGTGAACGGTTTCTTTGACTTTTCGTCTAGCTCTTGGGCCTTTCGTATGTCACGTAGTGAGACGTATACTTTAAGATTTTTGAGTGTGTTGATTAACATTCCAATTTCTTTGATCAGTCTTTCAGATTCAGAAGAAGAATAGCCTGTGTTTGTCTTTTCTTGGCTATCGGGAATGTTTTTATCTATTATAGAGTAGTTACCTGAAGCTCTTTGGGAAATGTGTCCGGTACGGGCATCTTCAATTGCTGATAAAACTAGTGGATAGTTTACGTGTTTTTGTAGACGTACCAGGTCTTCAGCATTAATGATTAACTCTGCACCATTTTCGGATATTAAAGAGGTACGCCGTACAATTCCGGTAGGAGCGTTTCCAATATAAGGAATATCCCGGTAACTTTTACCGTCATCTTCCCCGATAACATCATACCGGCCGGATGCCCATTGGGAGACACTGACAGTTGCACGCTTGGGGGCATCAGTAGGGGTGGAGCCTGAATCGCTGGAAGAATCTGATGAATGTTTTCCGCCAACTAATCCTTTTAAGGCTGTTTTGGCGGTTGCGAGTGCTGCCATAATCAATCCGGAGAGGATAGCAGCACGAGCTGCGCCGGAAGCACCGAATGTGGCTACCGAGTCAGGCATGGCCATGGCTTCCGCTGTGGATCTGGCAACAGCACCGGTTGCTGTAGCTGTTGCTTTTACAATTTCTGCTTCAACTATTTTTCCTAATATATCGAACACGATATCAATCATAGTATCAGCAAAGCCTTGCATCGCGTTTTCCTGTCCGGAAATAAGATTGCCCATTGCAGAACCTAGCTCGGAACCATATTGCTTGTATGTTTGAAGTCGGTCTTGGTATTGTTGCTGCTCTTTTCGGGTCTGGGCTTCAGTCTTTTTTTGTTCAGCATCTTTGGCTTTGGCGTGGGCGTCTTGTTCTTCCTTCATGCATTTTACCTTGAAATCAAGTAGTTGTTTCTCTACTTGCTTTCGTTGTTCGGCATTCAGACCGGTAAGGGAGAGCATTCGTTCGAGATGCATGATAGTGAGTTGTTCCATCGCATCATTGTATGCAGCCTCGGAATTCAGGTTATCATCTTTTCCGGAAGCATACAACATTTTTAAATCCTGTTGCTGTTGTTCATATTGAGCTTTTTCTTCGTTGAGTTGTTCTTGAATGTGCTCTTTCTGCATTTTAAGCTTCAGATCATTAATTTGATTTTGAAAATCAATACCTTCTTTAGATTTGGTGCCAGCTGCTTTCAGAGAACGTTCCAGGTATTCCATTTGGATGCATTCCATTTCCTTTTGAAGTTGTTCTTCTGTTTGCAGAGTTTCATCGCCACCTTCCAGGTACATCTCTTTTAAGAAGGCTTGTTTTTGGGTATATAATTTTTTTTCTATTTCAAGTTGCTCTTTGAGTTTCTCTTGGCTTTTTTTTTCATCATCAGTAGTAGTATTTTTTGAGGCTGGTTTATTAGCTGTAACCACCACTTCCGCTAATTGATTACTTTGTGACTGTTGGTTACTTCTTTCTGAAGGTAGATAGGGAGAAAATTCATCTTGTATCTTTTTTATGTCTTTATATTCTTTCTTTATTGTTTTGGCATAATCTTCTATATCGCCTATTAAATTTGTGGAAAGGTGTCCGTTATCGTAATATACTCTACGTATAGTATTGTATAAAGATTTAGCAATAGATTCGGCTGTCTCTCCTTGTTCAATGAGTTTTTTTGTGGTTATATCTATACCTTGGCTAATCTTGTTAACCTGAGAAGCGGGAAGATCTGCCAACAAGATGTCCTTTACATCCTTCATCTGGTCTATTTTTTTATCCATATTATCTCTGGATATTTTTTCGGATCTTTCGTTCAGTATTTTTTTTGCAATGTTTTGTTCCATTGCCGTATTAATTTCATTATAGGCCTTCTTGATGTCTTTTAGAGATGAATTCTCATCTAACAGGTTTGTCAGATATTGACCATATTTAGAATTTATTTCTTCTATCAACTCCTTGCGTCGTTGAGTGCCGTCACCGGCTTTCTCGGCAGCATCCGTCAACTTGCGTAATTCGTCTCGTTCTTTATTAGATGCTTTAAGAAAAGAGTTGAGAGCATCTTCCGCTTCTGATGTTCGTGTAAAGAATTTGTAGAAAGCCATAGCTGCTGCGATTACGGCAGAAGCCACTAGTGCGATTAGATTACCTTTGGTTGCAGTATTGAAGGCTCTCATTGCAGTTGTGGCCATTTTAATGTTTCCGGATAATGCAAATTTAGCGGCAGACAGAGCTAGTGTAGAAGCTAAACGAATTTTACTCCAGGTTTCTGCTATTTTGTCCGTAGCAATGTTGAGTAGTTTGGCATTTCTAAGTTTTGTCTCATAAAATTCGGTTGCTTTTACTGCAAGATAATAAGTTGTAATGGCAGTAGTCAGGGTAATAATGGTACTTGAGTGTTTGACCATGAATCCGATCAGGTCAATAATCTTTCGGCTCCAGTTTACAGTGCCGTTTACCACGCTTATGATTGAAGGATTGAGCTTTTCCATTAGCTCCATTCCCATTTCATTCATTTTGTTTTTGGCTTGAGCGAGTTTGGCAGCCGCTGTATCGGATTTGGTGGCTGCTTGTTCCATTGCGACACTGGTACCGGTGACAGCCTTAGTATAGTATTTCACTTTTTCAGTCTCGTTGATCAGGACAGAGGCAACGTTATATCCTTCTTCACCAAACATTTTTTTGATTTGGGCTGCTGATAGTTGCTTTTTCTGCAAGTTATCCAGTGCGGTTTCCAAACCTACTATTTTGGGATTGGTCTCGTCAGCTCCGGTCTGTAAGGTCAGGAAGAATTTCTTTAAGCCGGTACCGGCAATTTCATCTTTGATACCCTTTTCTGCTAAAGTTTCGATAGTGCCTACTAACTGCTCGATAGGGATGTTGGCGGATGAAGCGGCGACACCTGACTTGGTGACTGCGGTAGTTACCGATTCAACGGCGGCAGCACCGTATTTAGAACCGGCGGCCATGACATTAGCGTAGCGGGCTGCCTGATCAGCACCGTCCCCATATTGATTGAGTGAGAGAGTAACGGCGTCAACAGCATCTTTTAATGACATTCCGGAGGCGGAAGCCAGAATAAGAGTTTGTTCGGTTACTTCCGCTAATGCTTCCTTGTTCGATAATAACTCCGGTTTGGCAGAACCGACGAGCTTGTAAGCGTCAAGGATTTCTGTTGCTGATTGCCTGATGCGGATTCCGGAATCTGTCATTTGAGTAGAGAGGCGGACTGCTTGTTGTTCCAGCCAGTCGATGCTGTCTTTCGACAAGCCGGTTAATGCTTCTACATCGGCTTTAGCGTCTTCGCGTTCGTTGCGTTTCTCCCGAAGTTGATTCAGTTTCAGAGTTAATCCGGTTACGGCCGCTATGACGGTGGTGACAACAGCCGCGTATTTATTGAACATTTCCACTGCTTTCCCTATCGGGCTGGCTTGACATCCAACTTCTACGCGCATATTTTTTTGTGCTCTGGATACGGCTTCGGTCACCCGTCTGTTTTGTTCCAGAGCTGCATTGTATTGTGCGGTATCGGGTACGGCCGCACGAAGTTCTTTACGGACGTTTTGACTGACAGCAAGTAATTCGTCATAGGTTGCTCCGGAGAGATTCTTCAAGACACGGTCAGTCTCCGAGACTTTTTGCTTGTAAGTATTTAGGGTCTTGTGCTTGTTTTCCAGTTCTTTTTGCAGGGTCTTGGATTTCTTGCTATATCCGGATTCTGATTTATCGAGAGAAGATATTTTGTTTTCTAATTGCGTGATAGCATCTTCTATCTTCTTAACTCCGGCAGAAGCTTCGGTGCCGTCGATGAATATTTTTATACTACGGTTCAGGTCGTTCATAAGGTCTGTTTTTATTTTTCTATGTATATTTTGCTCGCGTCGATAATCATGGTATCGAAATAGCGCATACAGATATCAGCAAGTTCCGGAAGCCGGTTCTTTATAACAGGATCGAACCAATGATATGCGAGCCGGTTCCCTTCATTCTGCTTACCAAGTGAGGCGGGATTTGTATGGCGGATGATGCTTGTATTTATTTCAATTCCATTGATTCGTTTTAGATAACTCCATTTGCTACCGGAGAAACCGCCTTGCCCACGCCCGGCTCCCTTGTGGATGTAGACACCATGTCTGGGAAAAGAGAAACCTAGACGATTGATAAGCCCGTAGCTGTCTGTATATGCTTTGGGCTGCAACTCGCGAGCTATCCGTAGACTACGTGATGCAATAGAGGCTTTGAGTTGTTTGGAAACGGAATCTTGCCATTGCTCTATTTCTTTATTAAACGCAGTTGACCGATCTGCATCTTTAGCCAGGTTGAACCGTTCTATTTCTGAAATCGTCTCCATTTGAATGAGGCGTGAAGAAGGCGATGAGGAGAACTTCTCGGCTTTTCGTCTGGCTGCATTGTACCGTCTGACTTCATTCCTGTTTTCTGATAATCGTTTATAAAGTCCCATTATAGAAAGAAGTTTTCGTCAATGATATAGTCTTCCGGAACATTCAGAAAGAAAGTCAATACGGTGCCATAGAAATTGTCACCGATAGGTCCAATGCCATTAATCTGTGTATTTCGGTCTACATATTCGACTTCCTTCAGCAGTTTGTTGCGAATCTGCTTGCATATACATTTACATTGTTTTGCAGCCTGATTGATAGAGTTCGGATTTCCGGAGACCGTACTTTGGGCGACGATGAATGAGTAAACTTGTTTGTCGTTGAGTGCGTCCGCTCCATTGTCTTCGGAGTCGGATTCGCAACCATCAACGGCAATTAGAATGTTTCCGTCAACAGAAGACAGGCTGTCGTTAAGATCCGTCAGGTCCTCCAGTCCGAAAGCTGTGAAGAATCTTTTCTTCTGTGGGCTGTGTGAGATGTCTTTGAGTGACGAAGCCAGTGCTTCGCCATAAGCGAAATGGTCATACTCCATAACTGCATGATATTTAGGTTATGGAGACAAAAATAGCCCGCAGCGGGCGGGCTATAAAGGACAAAACCGGAGACTAAAAGAGTAGGAGTAGTCCTAGCAAAAGAAACATTAATATAATCCAGAATGCTTTTGCCAGAAAAGAGTGCGAGGCTTTAAAAAAGGCCAGGCACAGTAATACTATTCCGGATATGCTTACTATCGTTAATATCATTTTTGTTCTTCGTCTGATTCGGGAAGCAAGATACGAATTAATTCAGAAAGTTGTGCGGCTGCACGTTGTTTTTCGTCCATTGCTACTTCCGGATCTAGTAACTTGTTTATTAATTGTAAAGCTTCATGTCTATTCATAATGTTATTTTTTTAGAGGTTGAATATTACTTATTGCTTGGATATGCTTTTTAATTATTCTGATTTCAGATATGAGTGTTAGTCGATTGACAGAATCGATGTCCGGAGAATCAATGTCAAGAGCTAAGTCAATTGCTTTTTCCAGTGTTGCTTCCATCCAAGAGTGTTCTCCTTCTTGGATAGTTTTGATTGATGAGATACAATCATCGGTGAGGATGATGCCATTGATTTCTGTTGGTATCATGGCTGGTCTCCTTTCTGCTCCAGTAGGTGAGATCCTTCTCCAAAAGAATAATGACCGCGTACTTTACTGTATGAGATATGACATACAGGACTGCTGTCATCATCACCTAACTTTATACTCCATTGTCCGCCGGAAGAGTCTCCATTATGCCCATTAAACTTGAGAACTTTTTGATGGGGATATTTGTCATTCAGTTCCTTGACAACTTCTTCAAATTCGCATTTTAGAGAATCCATAGCACATTCATCTTGTACTAAAATTCGGTCGTATGCCTGGGCGAACTCACACATTTCCTGCCCCTTGCGGTTTACATTCTTGTAAGTCTGTACATGGTGGATGAAGAACATCATTTTCGACCTCCTTTCTGACACTTCTTTGCTCGATAGACACAGATGATTGCTCCGATCACGGCTGGTGGAAAGATGAAGGTCAAACAAAAACAGGCGATAGCAGAGACGTAATAGGCGTCTGATGCGGAGTTGATAGCGCAGTCTTTTTTCAGTTCACGGAAATAACGCTCTTGGAGCGTGTTTACGTTCATTCCTGTACGGAATGAGGGCACGTAGTTCGTGCCTTGGGCTACTTGTTTCATATACTGTGATAGTTTGGCTGTTAAAGGCAAGTTCTCGTGTATCGGAATGATACACGAACGGCTGCCAATTCCCGAGTCGCCAAACTATCACAGTATAATCCACCGAAGAGCATTATAACAATGTGGGAAAGACAGCCGTATTCGTTTATAAATAAACTTCTACTATTTCGTATATGAATTTGCTGAAGACGTAAATGTCAAGAGCAAACTGATGGACATAAAAAAAGCCCAATTTCGTATTGAGCATCTAACCGGGCTCATTCGGTACAGATATTTCTGTAATAGTTTGGCGATACAAATATGAGGATAATATTTGAGATAGCCAAATTAATTAGTTTAATTCTGTATAGCTGTAAGTTTTCCATTTTCAAAATACAAATAAGACTCATCAGGATATACCCACTGTTCATGAGTACCAAAGCTACCTTTAGTGGTGTTTATTTTTTCAGGTTCTCCCCATGATAACTTGCATAATTTCTTATCCCATCCAATTTTAACTTTACCTTTTGTTACTAAATTCCAATTGACTTGAGACATATTAGGATATTGATCTTTTGGATTCGAAAAATAGAAATAATACGAGAAAGGTCTTGCCATACTAATTTTAGATGTATTAGTTCCAGAGAGAAAAACGGTGTAAAAGAAATCGTTTCCTTCGGGATTTTCTAATATTATTTTAACAGGTTCGCTGTCAGTTCCTACACCTATATTTTTAATTTTGTAAGGAGACAATCTTTTAATAGGTATACTTGTTATTATATCATTAGTATCTATAAATGCTAACCTTTCTTTACTATATACTGTTTTACCAATTAAAAGTTTACGTGCTTTGTCAACATCTCCAAGATAAGCTATTCCTGAAATTTTAGCTAATTTGGATTTACAAAGGCCTTCTAAACTAACCTTTGTGTTATACTCTAAACAATGATTGTCACTTGTCTTGAATATAATTCGTGTTCTTACTGCTCCTTTGAAAGGTTCTTCTTTAGAATATGAAATAATAGTGTCTAATGTGATAATTTGATTAAAATAATTGTTGATATCAATTGTTTCAAAATCGCAAGGTTTTAGATCAAACCTTCCATAGTCTTTAGTGGAACGAATAATCATAAATCTCATTCCTGATTGCCATTCACCGATGTTGAGGAATTGGAAATTATCTTTGATAAACTTTTCTTCTTGTGATAATTCGGATTCAGTAACCGTTGGTTTTACATTAGTTTTAACAATATAGTCATTTTGTGCAGAAACACTGCACATCGTTGCGGTTACAACCGCAAAAAGTAGAATGATTTTTTTCATTTGTGTGGTTTTAATTTGTTACGGAACAAAGATAGTGGTAATATATTTGTAATGCCAATAGAATAATGTATTTTAGCTCAAAAATAAATGACTATGGAGCAAAAGTGTATTATATCAGAACAGTCGCGAAATGAACTTGATAAAAATACGGTTGATTTCTATTTAAACGAAGCGGAAAGACAGTTAGAGGGTATAGTAGATGTATCTAATAGGATAACTGATAGATCATATATTCTATTAACAGGTATTATTACTGTGTTGACTGGATTCGGGTGGATATTAAATATGCAAGAAGGAAATATAAGTCTTGTGTTAATATCTATCATTGGTATATTGGCTTCTGTTGTGGTTTTGGGTATTTTGATATTGAAAATTATATGTATTCATACTATTTGGTTGTCTGGTAAAAAGCCTTCAGAACTCGATATTGATATTTTCATGAACTATTATCGTTCTTGCAAAATAAAAGGCAATAAGCGATATGTGAATATTGTAGCTGATCATTTAGAGGCTATTGAAAACAAAATAGCCCTTAACCTGGAAGATATTAGGATAAGGACTATTTGGTATGGCCGTTGTTTGAAGATATGCTTTTTTACGATCTGTATAATAGTCTGTATACTGATTGCGGAGCATTCTACTTCTGTTTGGGCTTTGGTGCACCATTGGTTTGAATTCCACTGCCCGGTCTGATTTGAGGTTTGATCGGTTTACTTGACTGTGTCCCTTTTTTCATGATTAAATATGGCGAATCCCTTATCACCGCGCGCCAAAAGGTTATATAAAGACCTTAATCCGATTTTACGGATTACGCAATGAAAAGGGATTCATATTTTTATATAATTATTTGGCGACAGCTAAATTACAAATACTTATGAAGATAGCAAAATGAAAATCGTTTTTTTGAAACTTTACTTTCATATAAATAGAAAAGCAACCGTTATTCGGTTGCCTTTTTAAACTCCCTGAGCTGATCAATCGCTGTATTGAATGTCGGATTTTCCCAGTTCTTTGATACCATTTGTATCATAGTGCTTAGGAAGGATCCACAATCAAGAATTTTAGTGCTTTTATTTAGTTGAATATTTCCTTTTGGATAGGCTTTATTCTCTAATATTTTCTGTGCCCAAGAGAGTATCTCTTGGACTGATTCTTAATTATAAGTTTCTGCCATCTTTATATATAAATAGGAAATAGGTTAATAGTGCCCATGTTCGGTAAGTGTGGAGTTTACATTATCTGTTACTTGATGTAAAAAAGAACCTGTGTTCACTATATCAACAATAACTGTTGGATCAGGATGGTATTGCTTTTTGTGATTACTGTCTGTACAGACAATAGATATTGAACCTGGATTTATTATTGTCGATCTAAAATTGTGTTTTGAACCATGATGTGGTATTTGTATTGTTTGGATAGTTGCGTAGAGATTTTGTAAACGTTTCATTAGTCTATTATAGAGTATGTCTTTATCGGTATTTACATCGCCGTAGTATATGCAATTTAATCCTGTTTTATACATTTCGTATCTTCCTGGTTGATAAGAAAAAAAAATGTAGGGAATGAAATTTAGGTGCATTCCAGAGAAGACCACTAAGGATGTATCATTAATATTTCCAGATAAATTTTTGTATACATTTTTGATTCTATCATAGTTGTTTTTAATATAAGATACTGAATCGAGCTTAGAATGATCTAAGCCTTCAGCCTTTAATGCGACTTGCAATTGTTTGACTTTAGCAGCATAATTATAATTAAATGGAATGAAGCACCAATCAGCAATCGGTACTCCAATGTATGTAGCTGTAATTGATCTACCGCTAGGCATTGTAAGTTCTTCATCTCTGGTTTCATTGTTGTTATCCTCGCTTTCTTCTTCTGGAAGTATCCGGATTATTTCTGCTTCATTCCTAAAATAGTTCTCAGTATTGGTGATAAGCTCTTCATAACCAGCTAAATCTCTATTTGAGTATGCGAATAGTACCCTGTCGCCTTTGGGAATATAAGGTATCACTACTCTTTTTATTCTGCAGTGTTTCATTAGCTTTGGGATTCCGCTAATGTGGTCTTCATGAAAATGGGATATGAAAAGAATATCAATTTGTTCTCCTTTATTGAATCTAGATTGAATCATCAAATCTAAATTAACTCCAGCAGTAACAGTACCACAATCGTATACGATATTGAAATATTTCATAGTATGTGGATCAACGTGTTTTTCGGTATAGAAAGCACCGAAGCCTACAGGGTGAAAAATCCGTGTTAACTCCATAATGAAAATGGGCGAATCCCTCACTATAGTGCGCCCACCGGTGTTATTAACCGGAACCAGATATCTGGTTACACTATGGCAAGGGATTCATGTTTTAATAACGATATTGGGCAGGTGCTAAAGTACAATCTTTTTCAGATTTGGCAAAAAGTAAGCGGAGTTTTTTGCTCCGCTTACAAATGAAAGTTAGAAGTTGGCTACTTCGTAATATTTAAAAAAGTAATATAGCGCTACCTTGTGCCATTTGGTCAGCTCTTTGTCACCGGACAGAAGTGAGGATACGGTGCATTTGTCAATACCTGTATAGTTGCTCAGGTGCTTACTTTTTAATCCCAGGCGTTCCATTCGTCTTTTTATCCAATCAACGGTAATACCGTCGATGTCTTTACGGTCGAAGTTTACGGCAGATACGGTCAGCTTCCAGTTGTCCGGGATTTCTCCTTTAAACATTTCACGGATACGTTCAGTCAGTTCTTTTTTACTAAGGAACTTGTCATTTACCAGATCTTTTTGTTCTGCTCGAACAATTAACCGGCCTTCATTATAGGAGACAACTTCAATGGAGATGTGCCCCATGCGCTGATACTGCCTTGCAAATTCATCTATTCGCTTTTTACTCTCGGCAGGGAGAGGTAGTAATTCAAGATTCTTCATAATTCATCAATTTACGTTTTGATAATCGGGTATTTAATAATACAATATACTTTGTAATGGAGGGGCTTTCGCCCCTCCGGATCACAATTTGATGAGTCTCATTTGCCCAATGTCGAAAATAGCGATCTGCCCATTTTCACGTCCGAATTGCTTGGCTTCTTCGAGATTAGTGAAAATCCTGATGGAGTCGAAATAAAACTGATTGTTTTCTTCGTTAAGCCATCCACCGACTTTCTTTTCGTGCATCAAAGCATGATTAAGAACTCTTTTCAATCCTTCTTCTCCGAAACAGTCTTGGGTTTCAAGATAGGCGACTGAAATACCTTTTGTGACCTTTTTTAAGGTTGTGAGGTCAACCGTGAATCCGTCAGGATTCGCATCTGCTATCTTTAGGATAGCCTCGAACAATTGTTCCATAATATAAAAGAACTTATGCGGACGTCACCCGCGTTTGTTTGACACTGCAAATATACAGAAAAGTTTGCTACTAACAAACTTTTTGTTGTTTATTTGTTTGCTACTAACAAACTTTTATCTGTTTCTTAGACTTTCTTCGGTTTCCTCTTTACGTCTGATCGATTCGTCCATTGCGTACAAGGCATCAAGAAAAAGACCTTTTCTGATTTCCGGCTTTTTGGTCATGTCTGATTGTGCAAGGGAGTCAAGTAGTCGGAGCTGCGAATCAAATACACGACCGTTACTTTTTCCTTCTCCGGAGAATATTCGTGGATAAGCTTCGGCCATGCAGGAGAGACTTCCTAGAATGTACCAGTACATAGTTATTTTTTTATCTTCAGGGAGATGTTGCAGAATGGCTGCATCTTTATCCAGACAATTGATATCGAACTCTTTTCCACGATGCCACAGACAAGCTAACAGGTGATTGATCTTTTTAGGATCTGATTGCATGGCGTCCAGGTATGTTTGCAGATACATGAATTGTGCAAAGGTGATATCGAATAATTGGTCTTCCGGGCCGGTGAATTTTCTTAAGCGGCAACGGAGGGTTGGATAAGGATTGGTTGTCAGTTCAGGGTTAATAAGGTATTGTTTCAATGAGGTATTGAGGCGGTTCTCTACTTTACGAATCAGAAAGTTGAACTGATCAGCAAGCAGGCTGATTTCTTCCGGAAGGAGAAAGTATTGACGGCTGCGAATCTGGAAACGGACAGTTTCACTTTCCTGCCCGATTTTTATACGGACATATTCCTTGAATATTTTTTTGTGCCGGCATACGTGCGCTTTTAGACAATAAAGCATCATGTAGACTTTAACTTGCTCTACCGGTACATTTGATTGGGTAAGTGCTACTAGATAAAGAAGCTGCTTGGGGGTTAGTTCGTCCCAGTTTCCCGGTATCTTGTAAATATCGTCATTGATTTGTATTGTATGCATGATATTATGATATTGAGGTAAATAGCTTTTTGTCTTTGGAATTGAAGTTCATAGCTTGAGATATTGTTTCAATTCCAAGTTCCGTCCCGTTTTCTGTCAGGTAGGAGCGTATCTTGCCGGCGTAGTATGTTGCCTGATCGGCGAAGAAGTTACCGTTTGCGGACGGATCTTGATAAATCGGTCGGATAGTGGGGGAGTATTCGATCTTTCTACCGGATATACGTTGCTCGGTTGTTTTCTGTGAGGTGTACAACTCGGCTGTTTTATTGGCAAGATAACGGATAATATATTCAATAAGTATCTTCTGTTTGGGTGTTTCCTTACTTTTAGAGAATGCTTCTTTCATTGCTTCATATACTTTGTCCGATATCATTTCCCGGACGTTATGTTCCTGAAGCTGGCGAATGGTAGGGAACATGATGCGATAAGATAATATGGAGTAGTCTATATTTACCATGCCGATATCTTGAAAATCCGTCGCATTACGGATAAAACAAAAGCGGGAAATAGTGTCAGCGACATAGTCAGAATAATCCGCCTTGTTTTCTTCCAGGTAGGATATCAACCGGTCGAGAGCTTGCATTCCCCGGAAGCATAGGTTTACTTTGGCTGCTGCAATTTTTGTGTCACTGGCAGGAGAACGTTGCCCTTGTACATTACTTACTGTGATGCCGCTGTCTCCAAACATGACACCTAATTCGTCAGTAGCAAGCATTAGGGTCAATGGGCCGAGTGCACGTAGTAATCTGTCGCATAATTCAGATTCTGGGCATTCTTTTGCTTTTTTGATGACGGACTTTCCGATGTATGGCTTTATGTAGATATCCAATGCGTCTTCGATATATGGTTCGATAGACTCATAAGGCAGCGAGGCGTTTATTTTGACTACCTTTTTAAAAGTTTCGATGTCGGGGATGAGTATATTCATTTTTGTTCAGTTTCCGGGGTTAAACCTGTGTTCTTAGTTGCTCCCGTACCTTTGTCAAGTGTGGTCAACTGGCAGTTAGTTACGGCAAAATAGATGTCTTTAGGCCACTGGTTTATAGCCTTGACAAAGTATAGAGGTTCCAGAGTTAGATCTTGATACATTTTCATTAGTGCCTGTTCAATAGTGAATAGCTCGCGGGCTTCGGTACCATTGATACTTTTTCCCTTTCCCGGAGCTGCGCCGATAATGCTGGGGTGTACCCCCATTCCGTAACACATCATGTTACTGACTTCTTCACTGTCTTCGATGTATTCTCCACCTTTGAAGAATGATTCGAGAGGGGTGATAATGATATCTTTATCTTCAAATCCTTTTATACGGTCATAGCGAAAGTGGGATATAAAACCTTTGCCGGCATTTTCTTCGCCGGCTAAGAAGTCGTTCATGTCTTGAAGGAATTTACCTCTGCGGATTGCCTTTTCATCATCTTTGACAATCTTTTCTGATGCGTATAGCTTCTCCCAAAAGGTTTCTTGGATATAGATAATGTATCTGAGTGCCATTTGATTCTTGATCAGTGATTTTTTGAAAACAGGGATTGCACTGGAGAAATCATACCAGCCGGACGCAAAAACGCTCCACCAATACGGATGGCTGTAATAAAAACGTCCTGGAGTGGAGATACGAAGATTGTGGATGAACCTACGATCTTTGCCTACTATTGTTTTTCCGTTGTTGTTAGGCGCAAGCCCGATTCTTATTTTTAAATCGAGCAATGGAGATTGCCTGTCGAGCAGGGGAGTGGCGACAAGATCTTCCGGTGTTCCTTTATGCCATTCGGCTGAGTAACCGTGCCACTCGCTTTTCCCGGTCTTCTCGTCAATCTCACTTATTCGGGAACAGGTAGACTCTTTTGCTTTGATTTGCACGATACGGGGAGATTTATCATCATTGTTAAATATATACTCCAGATAGCCGTCATAGAATATAACAAGGTCATTGGCTAACTCCATACGTATAAAATTGAAGTTGTTGTTTTCGAGGAATTCAAAGATTTCCGGCTGTTCCTCCGGGAGGACTTCTTCTTTTATTATTTTCTTTGTAGCCTTATCGCGATACTTGCGATATACGAGTATGCTGTCTCCGAATACGACTTTGTTCTTGAATTCAATGTTGCTTCCTACGGTAACATTAATCCCTATTTTTTTCATAATGTCGTAAGGCATATTATTATTTCGTCCACGTTGCATAAATTTAATTGGAGCCGCTTTTCCTTTGGGAGTAACTTCAATAGCGGATGTGTTTTTGTCAGTGGTGATATCGGTGTTATCACTGAATTTGATAACATTATTGCCACCTTTTAAGACGGCATAGGTATCATATCCTTCCAGAATAAGGTTAGCTGGTGCCTGTTGCAGTTTTTGCTGTTTCATTAGAAATATACTTTGAAATTATTGAATTTGGTGACAAGGCACCGGCGAATCTTTTTGGGGGTAACTTCTCCACAGGGTAATACATTGATTGTGCTTCCGCTGCTATGGAATGAAGTTAATACTGCTCGATCGTAAGTAACCAATTCGCCATTGCTTTTTTTGCAGAATTGGATAGAGAATTCAAGAGGCTTTCCGTCTTTTCTGCGTTCCATTATCTGCCAGATCTTACTTTGATGTATTCTTTTGTCTTTTAGCATGATTGATAAAGATTAAGATGATAAATACTATTGGAATCCCGATGATTAGTCCGTATTTGATGCCGTTGTCTATTCCGGTTGCGACGGAATTATCGGCGTCTCGGTGAGACTCTAATTTGCTGTCTTGCTGAAACGTGATATCAGTTTTCGTCTTTTGCTTCTCAGATATGTGTACAGTGTCATTTTCTTGTAGCAGGGTTTTGATATTCTTCTCGCTCCCCTCAATCTCGATATCCGATATCGGGGGTAGGCCGGTAGCCGGATTTGTAGCTTTCGATGTGTCGAAGTTGACTTTGATCTTCCAACCTTTATCGGCTTCTTCCTTATTGAAGTTGAATCGGGAGTAGATATCTCCGGTTCTATCGTACAGAGTTGAATCTGAGATAGAAAGATTACTTTGCTCTTGAGCGCTACGATCTTTTTGATAAGTAGTACGGCAACTACACAATAGCCAAGTGATAGTAAGGCTAGCAAGAAGAATGAGGGTGTGTACATGATGTTTCATTGTTTTCGGTTGTTACACAATAGGTTTATACATTTGAATCGTTTCAGGTCGGCTATTTCGTTTTCGTTATCCGCTATCTTTTTATCCTGATCTATTTGATTGTTTTCTAGCTTTTCTATACGGGTAGCCCACTTTGTTTCGCTTTCTATTCTCTCTTTCTTCATAGCTTCTTTGTCGGCTCTCAAGTCAGCGATTAGTTCCTGATATACATCTTGTACGGAGCTGAGAGCTTTGGCTTCCGCTTGTTTTTTTGTGTACTTGAGTGTAATCACCCCAGTGATGAATGACAGGAGACCACCACCGAGTATGAATGTGAGTAGATTCTGTGTAATGATATCGTTCATGACCTTCTTTTTATGCAAAGGTATCAGCTACCTGGTAGGTCATAAAGGACACGCCTACGGCAGAAAAACAAGTATCACGAGCGTGATGATTTTTGAGGGGACAGGTGCTGCATATAAGGGAAATTGAAAAACTTTAGGTCGAAATTTCTTTTCAGGGCGGTGCGTGGTCTTTTGACCGATAAAGGGGAAATTTTTCCCCTTGAGAACCCTTTATTGGTTGGACGACAGCTTCTTGCATTTTTTGTTATGGGAATTACATGAGATTAAAAAAAATGCCGGAAAACGGTTCGGAAAGCTTTATTTGTTTTTTGTCGCAAACTAAAACAATTTAATCATTCCGAACCGTTTTCCGGGAATACGCCCTTTTCTCATCCTTTTTGGTGGGGCAGAGTGGTATTTCTGTTTTGTTGTCTCTTTCTCCTTTTTCTGCCTGTCGCCACTTCATAGGTATGTCTCTTTCGAGGTATGTTTTCCGACTTTATTCCGCGAAGGTAAATGTTTCTTTTCCTATGCAAAGCTCAAGCCGTCTAGTTTATCTTAAAATCTCCACGCCTGCGGGTTGTATTTAAAGATAAAAGCTTGGCGTCGTTGCAAGAAACACCTTCTAGGGCGGCATAAAGGCGAAACATACCCCGAGCGAAAGCGACGGAATAAAAAAAAGCTCCAGGTAGGGAGAAAGAGGATAAAGGCTTACACCCTCCGGACTTCAAGTTCAAGAATAAATTAACAATAAACACAGTATAATTATGAAAACAAGAAACGTACCGGAAAGTTGGAAAAGACAGTGGTCAAAGTTTATGTATTGCTTTTTTGATTATTTGCCCGTCAAGTATGAAGCGAATGAAAGAGAATGGAAAGTACGGAAAATGATTTGGGATTTTAAAGATGGGAAACGTAGTTTAGCGGTGGCAGAATTGATTGCAAAGAAGATACGGGAACAGTTCGGGGCGGAATGTGAGAATATAACGTTTACCTGTATTCCTGCCAGTTCTTCAGATAAGAATGAATCACGTTACAAGAACTTTGCGGAAGAAGTGGCAAGGCTGACAGGCTGTAAGAATGCTTACCAAGCGATAACAGTAGAAGGAAAACGGTTGGCTATTCATGAATACAAAGGAGCCAAGGCGGTACAGGAAGTAGAAGTTATCAATTTTGATGAATCTTTTTTTAAGGACAAGAAGGTACTTGTATTCGATGATATCTTGACACAAGGAACGAGCTATGCACGTTTTTCATGCACACTTGAAAATATGGGCGCAGAGGTTTTGGGAGGATATTTTTTAGGTAGAACTTTAATGATATAAGAATATGAATAATTTATTTGATATAGTAGGAGAGAGCAGACATCTAAGTGATAATGAGCTAATATATAATATAACGAATAGCGAGCAAGCTGTTTCCCAGTTCGTGGAAGCATTAAGTCACAATGAAGATTTGTCCGTAGAAATGTTGTTTGAGGGATTAACGCCAGGAAGAAAAAGAGTGGCGTTGGCAGCAGTGGAACTGTATAAGAGAATGCAGGAACGTAAATTTGAAAAACAGGTAGTGAAATCCAGTGAAGACGTTTATAAGATAATGTGCCCTCTGATTGGTGAACTGGAGATAGAAGAATTTTGGGTACTGTTACTGAATCAAGGGTCTAAAGTTATCAAGAAGATAAGGTTGTCAAGTGGCGGCATTGATGGAACATATGTAGATGTAAGATTATTATTGAAACAGGCTGTATTGAATAATGCGACGAGAATAATAGTTGTGCATAATCACCCGAGCGGAAATAAACAGCCGAGTATGATAGATAATAGGTTGACGGATAAAATAAAAAAAGCATCTGAAGTAATGGAGATACATTTGGATGACCATTTGGTTATCTGTAATCATAGCTATTATAGCTATTCTGATGAAGGTCGTTTATAAAGGGAAGGGTGCAGGGGCACCCATTCCGTTTTGCTCGCACGCTCGCAAAACGGAATGGGACCCAAAATAGGTATTATTTATTTGATTTTCGTTCCTTGAATCACGAAGAGGCGTGAATGCTATTGGTATATTATTTATTTATTATTCAGAAAGAAGATTCCTCCGGCACGTGTACCCGGCAGAGTGAAATAGAAATTCATTCCTAGCCATAGTGTGTCAAATGCATCTGTGATGTGCGTTTTATATTCGTCCGGATTATCAGGTGTGTCGGGTGTTCCTTCAGGTGTTTTATCCTTTTCAAATCCGTTCTTTCCCTGTTTGACCCCAGTTTGTTCCATTGCTATTTTCAGGAATTCGTTTTGATGAAGGTTTATTTGTATCCAAAGAAATTGCGGATCTCCTTTTAAGGTTAAGTCAATGTTTAAGTGCTTCCATTCGTGTTTCGGAGCTTGTCCGACATATACCATTGTGACATGATATCCGTTTTCTTTGAATACACGTTCGATGATGTCTGCATAGGTTTCAGTAGAAGATCCGGATTCCCATGTAAAAGTATGGTCATAGTAGATGACTACATCTCGATTAAGCTTCGGACGGTAATAGTCGGCTATCATTTTGACTAGGTCTTGCAATTTTCCGGGAGTTTTGACGTAAAATGACTTGAGTACGCGCATCGTGTGATCATCCAGCTGTCCGACGACTGCGGTGGATATGGATGCATTGGAGTCAAAGGCCAGATGAAGCTCCTTTGAAAAGTTGAGGTCGCCGTCGCCCAGACAACCACATGTCGTTAGTTTGCTCCAGTTACTGCCTAAATCCCGGAGACGTCCGTTATCGCCAGGCGTGTAGAAGTGAATATCATCATCCAAGGCCGAATAAAAGCAATTTTCGATCCGGAATAAACGTTCGTTCATAAAAGCAGTACGCCAGATCAAAGGAGGCGAGTTCCGGTACATCTGCCAAATGAAGTCTTCACCGAGTACTTCCAGATTGTCGAACACATCATATTCACCGTAGAAGACGGTATATTCCTTTGTTTTTCCCGGGAGAGGTTTAATAGGAGGTTGATATCTCCGTGCAAGGTCTAAATCGCGTTGATATTCTTTGATCATGCGCATTACATGGTCAGTGAGTGGCTTTCGTTTGTATTCTTGTAGCTTGAGATACAATGTTCTGATTAGATTGATATGTGCAGGCGACATCTCGTCTATCTTATCGAGAATCCATTTTCCCATAGAAGCAGTCGGCATATCTGTTGAGTAACTTACGCTGTGGTGATGAGGACAGTTGCCGAAATATTGCCGATTACCACGATTGGCGGGATCTACTTCACTTTTAATTTTCTCATAATTGAGAAACTTAGCTTCGGGACCTATCACCCAGTCGAGTGACATAGAGTTTGCGGACATTCCTTGATTGAAGGAGAGAATTACCATGACGGTACCATTCCAAAAATGAAATGCATTGCTCCAGCCATCGCCTAATACCGGGCGTACCGGTTTGGCGAATCCCATGCTTTCTGGAGCTTTGTGGCCAACGACATAATGTATTCCTTGTATATATCCCCACTCAGCAAGTGCTTTGCAGATTGCCGGTAATGTGTTTCCCCATGCCTTGGCGTAACTCGGAGAGATTAGGCCGCCTAAAGAACCCGGCATTTCCCATACGTTGCGGAGAATGATGCGTGCGTCAATCCCTTCGGATTTTCCGGTACCACGTGAGGCAACTATATATTCATCATGTGCATTGATAGACATGGCATGGCGTTGCATCTTATTGAAGAACTTGTCTACAACCTCATCTCGTTTTCTGCGGAGTTCATATGCGGAGAGGGCAGGAGAGTTCTGCGGATTCATTCTTTCTCCTCCTCTGTAATAGGTTTGATGTCTACTGCTCTTTTACTTAGCATTCCTTTAAACAGGGTGCGCAGCTCTTCCCGTTTTTCTTCAAGGTTTTCAATCTCTTCAAGTCCTTCCAGGAGGGTGACGTCGTCCGAAGGTTCGAATGACGGAGGAATCATTTGTGAATAATCGAATTTATTATCATCTTTATCTGCACGTGTATATTTGCCTATTTTATCCAATGCGGCAGCAGCTCCTTTTGCATCTTCTTTGCCCATTGCCATATTAAAAGCCCTCTTACCACCTTCTACAATCATATACCGGTACCAGGATGTTGCAGCTAGTTGGATATTTCCGACTAACCGGTTGATCATACCGATATCCCGGTAGGCTTGTGATTTGGAAATCGGTTCTGCATTTCCTCCACAACCGTGTATTAGGAAGTTTACCAACTCAGTGTCCGGAATAAGTGGTTCTTCCATTTTTTTACTGACACATAACATCATACGTTTTTTGATTTCCATTTCCCTGGGGGAAAGGATGGTTGTCGATTCGTCCTTATCTTTGTATAAAGCTCGTTCGATTCTCTCGTATGTAGGATCTTTCTTTGGCATTATTCATTGATGCTTTGTTCTTTCATGTATTTATCAGCAAGAGGTTCGGCGGCAGGACTGCCAGCAACGGCCAGTTTGATAACTGTTTTCCGGAGATTGAGCTTGGTCTGAAGTCTCCCCTGATGATAGGAGGTATATATAGGTGAACTGCAATGATTTTTACATATATCACAGAAGTAGTCACGTTGATCAGTCGGGATATCTAGCAGTATTGCGATTTCTGCCGGAGGTAAAAGTGCTGCAGACATATCTTTTATTTGCTTTAATATTTCTTCGGACAGAGTCATTATTCTAAACTTTCATAGTGGATAGCGTCTTCATACGCTTGATTAAACATATTTGAGAAATACTCGAAATGCTTTCCGGAAGTGAAATAAAAGCCGTTTTCCCATCGGTGGTTTTGATTAAGGTTAGCAGATCCTGCAATTCCAAATTTATATTGTTCGTTTTCGACTAGCAATAGTTTGGCATGGCAGGAATCAATCCGGATTCTCGGACTAATATTTGAAGCAAACAGTAATAGATCAAGCTTATGACGTTTTACGGTCGTATCCAGCAAAAGAGTAAGGCTTTCGATTTTCTTTTCGTCTGAAAGGAAGAAAAGTGGACGCAGACTGTCTTCCGAGATACTGAATGTTGCTATTTTTACGTGTGCCGGGCCTATATCCGATAAAAGAGAGGGCAACACTTCATGTATTGCCCATTCTCCTTTGTGCATGAATGGCTCGATAGAACCGGGGCACAATGCAAGTGGAAAGTTATCCTGCACTCTTTTCACCTTGTGTTGCTGTTATCTCTGCTTCCAGTATGGCAAGTTCCGTCTCATACTTCTCAATGCGGTCCAATGCATTCTGCATGACAGTCTGTTTGTTGTCCTGCCTGGCTCGTTCTGAAGCGGCTTTGCTGTTGGCTATATTATTTTTCAAACGCTTGATTTGGCGGGCAATTTCAAAACCGCGTACAATACTGTTTTCACTTAGTATTGGCCGCTTTTCTTCAAGTTGCAGTTCACCTTTCCCTTCCGCCCAGGTATCGATCTGTTTCCAGAGTTTGCGACGTTCATCATCGAGCTTGCACAGTTCTTCGGCTATCGGTTGTCGTTCTTCTGGTGGTATGTCTTGGTTGGCCACATCATTATGCAAACTTGCATATAAAGGTGCTATTTCTTTGATACGTGCGTAAGCTTTCCGGATAGAAGGACTGAGTGATTCTTCCGTGATAATCTTGACACCCGGAGTGTTCAGTGTTTCGCATTCGTTTCGTAAGGCGGATAGTTCAGACATTTTTTCGTCAAATTGCTCCTGAAGGGATGCCAGTTCTTCGGTATGGCTTTCGCTGTCATTTTCCAGATCATCAATACGGGACTGCAATTCATTGACTAATATTTCAAGCGAAGTGATATTTGCTTGTTTTTCTTCGATTACTTTTTTCCGTTCACTCTCGTTTATGGTCCTAACCACGGCAATTTCCTCAAGAGCGGCAGGATATAGTGAAGGAGAATATTTGATTTCCTTGTCAATTTTCGACAGGCAATTGACAAGCTGGGTGAAATGCGGGTCAAAAATATGTGGACTTTCCGGAGCTGTATCTAGGTAAGCTGCGTATTTCTTTTTCATAGACTCTTTAGCAAGAATCCCGAAAAGAACCAGACCGTCAGCATATTTGCGCTGGCGGTCTCCTAACCATTGGCTGAGTTGTTCTTGTCTGATCATATTATTCGATTGGAGGCGTTGGGGCCGGTTTTAATTCGCCTATGACTTCCATATCGATGGGAGTTTCCAGGAAGATCGCAGAGTAATTGGAATCGGCGGTAGCCGTATAGGTGGTACCGCGACGGTCGCTTCTTGCTTTTCCTCCATTGAATGAAGGAGCGGTAGAAGCATATAATCCCGGTTGCCCCATGATCATTTGTCTGCCGTCAGAGTCTTCAAAAACGTAATAGCCTGCTGTGTTTTTTACCAATGCATTGAATGCATGCATTTCAGGAGTATTGCCGGGGAAGAAGAAGCTCAGTGTTTGTTTATAGCTGATCCCGTCAGCTTCACCTTGCTGCTCCGCTTTATAGTCGACTGTTGCATCTGTACTATATAGATAAATAGGTTGCTTATACGTCCCTTCTGCAGGAAAAGCAAATGTACCGGCTGCCGTCACTAGTGCTTCATTGTCTGCTGCTTTGCCGGGATCCGGAACGGTGGGTACTGTATTGGGTGCATCAAATGGGACGAACAGTAACCGTCCTTTATATCCACCCATATTATTTTGACCGACATTCCATTTCAGCGGTGCGAAGGCCGGACCAGCTGCCAACATGGTCAATGTATTTCCATCAAGATGACATGTCTGAGGGTGTAGTTCCGGGATTGCAATAACCAAAGCCACAAAGAACATACAGAGTATTAGGTAAGTATATTTTTTCATTAGTGTAATTGTTTAGAGTGAATAGGATAGAGCGACCAAAATGGCCGCTCATTTTTTTATCTCAGTTTAGGTATAAGCACCGGTTGCGGTTGTAACTGCGCCTTCCACGACAGTCACTTCCTGATCGGCAGGTTTAGTCTTACCGTCTACAGCAGTAAATTCAATAGTGTACTTGCCGGGTGTGAGACCGATGATGCATTGACCATTACCACGTTCGGCAACTTTACCTTTGATGGTCCAAGCAGCATTCTCCGTTCCTGTGATGTCGACTTGTACACCTCCGGTCTTGCAATAATCCCCTGCAAGGTCTAGAGATTCGTTCTTTTGCTCGTTACAGCGGTATACTTTTTCGTGCCAGTCGCGGATACGGGTATCATAACCCGTTTGTAACCAGAATTGCCATTCATTCGGATCTTCGTAGATGTCACGAATTTGACAGAATTTGGTTGCGGCCTGAGTGTTGAAAGCGACATCCATGTTGCCTTTTTTCTGAAGAACCAAACGCGATCCTTGGCCTAGTGCTTCATGGGAGAGAATTTCGAGAGCAGGGCACATTGCGTCTTCACGCAAAAGTTCAATCATACGCTGCATTGAAGGATACTCCTGCATACGCAGTTTGTTGCGGAGAGCAGAGCGTGCAGCTATTAATACCGTTTCAGCACAAAGCAGCTGTGGAATTCCTGACTTGGAGGAACGCAGGTAAGTGTTGGCACCACCAATCCATTCAACCAAATTTTCATAAGCGGCGGAGTCTGTATCCTTTGTAGGCAAAGTAAAAAGACCTGATGGGGCAAAGTTGCCGCGAGCAGCATTGACATCACCTGTTGTAATCAGCATGTCGGCTTTGGTAAACAGACCGTCAAATGCGCCTGAAGGTGAGGTTGAGTCTTCGTCACGTTCTGCATGAAACAATGTATATACCACGTCTTCGATATGCGATTTTACCAACGTGAAGGCTACACGGGTTTCAAGAGGATGTTTCTTGTTGATGTTGCTGACCGGCTGACCTCCTACGATCAACAATTCACCGTCGTCGTATTTTTGGGAGTTCTCTTTAGTGATACATACAACATCTTTCGGTTCGATGACGGAAGGTTCATAACCGAGCAGCTTATCAACCAGACGGAAGTCTTTTCCAATCTTGTAAGACTGGGTTCCGCCGGCACGACGGCGCTCATTGATTAGGGCATGTTTGCCTTGCAGATCCATCACGTTCAATCCCAGTTTGGCGGCAACTTCCTGTAAGGTGGCAAATGGGAGCGCGCGAAGAGCCTTATCGTAGGTGATTAAGGCTTCGTTCAATTTCGATACGTCAATTAATTTTGGAGACATATTCTTTAATAGTTAAAGTTGGTTAGTAAATTAAAGGAGGCCGTCAGTTTTCAGGCGTTCTGTGATTTCCAGATAATTGCCGGCATTTTTGTCGCAGTAAGCAGCCAGATCTTCCTTCTCTCCGCTTGCGGCAGGTTCACTCTTGGGAGCTGGGGATCGTTCACCCGGCGCCGGTGTTTTCTTCAAATTAGCTACTTGTTCTTTGAGCTGGGTGATATCTGAATCCTTGGCACTTACCTCGGTTCTCAGATTAGCGATCTCTTGGTCCTTTTCGCTTACCGTCGTTTTGAGTGCGGCTATCTCAGTAGTCGCTTCAGATAATTTTTGATCGATCTCCTGTTTAGCTTGTACGAGAGAACTGTTCTCCGATTTCAGACGGGCGAATTCATTATGCAGGGAGTCGAGATTCTCTGCTGATAGTTCGGTCGTTACTGCCTTATCTTGGCTGATATTCAGAAAAGATAAAAAAGCTGACCATGATTCTTTTAAAGTCATTTTGTCTTTGAATGAAGTTGATAATACTGGCACGGAATTCGTGTCCATACCCGCTGCCAGGAGAACGGATGTGGAACGATCATAGAGGCGAACGGCATTGGAATTTGCCGGAATATCCACAATAGATGCTTCCATTAACTCGCATTCCGTGACAGTTTCACGGGTTTGACCGGGTACTAGAAGATCTTTGTTTGCTGAGGTAGCAATAATGCGGATTCCGACGCTTGCAGCGTTGTAAGTCCCTGCTTCGTATTTTGCGGCAATTGCTTTTGATAGATCATCAACTTTGTCGAAAATAGGAATGGCAGAAAGTTCGTCGCCGTTAAGTTGTATATCCTCCCAATGACCGATAGCTTTTGAATCTCCCCAAATGGGAGAACCCTCATCACGGAAATGCATATATAGCATGACCGGGTTTTTCTTGAATGCTTCGATTAGCATTCCGGAAGTAAGTACCCGGAATCCGTAACGATTGAGTGAGGAATCGGAAAGAATGATACGTTTTTGGCTCATTATACTGATTTTGGTGCAATGATACATTTATTGAAAATGGTACGGAAGGACGAATTATAAGTTGTAGTACTGAAGTATCGGATAAATAGAGGTTCCTGATAACTGTAATTCATAGCCGCTATAATCAGTCACTTTTTTCCCGATGATTTTATTCAGACTTCCCAATAGTGGATATTGTGCTGTACCATAAATATATTCATATCCGTTGGTATCTTTACAACGGAGAATACATCCTTCGACAATCTTATAGCGTAAATTATCAGCTTCTTTTAGGCTGATAGCTGCTTTGAGAAGCCGGATGTTTGTTGAATATTTATATATCGTACCTCCGGAGGTTTCATTAGGGGTGACAGTCGGAGCTTCAATAACACCTAGAGTGTGGAGGGGATGCCAGGTGTGTCCCTCTGTAATTTTGATACACGCAGTGTTCTGATGAACAGCAAACAATGCAATTTCATTTTTAAATAGGATATCGGCACTTAATATGCCTCCCATATTATTATAATTATTCATAAAGTGTTGATTTTCAATTAGTACGCATTTTTGAGTCGTTTTTCGAACATTTTTCGATCAAAAAAAGGACAATTAACTACACTTGCCCGGCTATTTTTTTGAGCGATTATAACCTCTTTTTTTCTCTTTCCGGCGAATTTCGGCTCTCCACCGGTAATAGTTCTTTTTGAATGCATCCTCTGTGATTGAATCAATTCCATACATAGTCATGAAATTATGTATCGCATTGATATAAGTGATACCATAGGTATGCTTTTGTTCGTCCAGGAAGTCATGGGCTTCTGCCCATAACATTCGATCGATCTTTCGTACGAGGATAATCTGTGAACGTATTCCCAGATAATTGTATGTTTTGGGATTTTTGCCTAAACTGCGTTCCGGCAGGATAATTTCTAGATTTCCATGATCAATGACGTTGCATGGACGTCGTTCAAGTAGGTCGTAGATAAAGTGGTAGATATCCGTATTATCCGGAAAACGAATCGGAGAGTCCTGCATATTACAGAACTTTCCGATAAGATACTCCTTAAGATGTGGTGGTACTTCAATCTTAGTAGTAATCATAAAAACGTTTGGTTTAGGTATGGAGCTAATGTACAAAAAAGAAATGAAGAAACCTTGTATATCAATGAAAAAAGAGTGTATTCAGTGTATCACCCTTTCCAAAACCGTACTATTTTTTTGTGCGATTGTGCAAAATAACTATGAACTTTTACTTAAGTGCTGAATATCAATTTGTTAACCCCGTACAAAATGATGTACTTTTTGGCACAAAATCATTGTTTTGCGTACAAAATGCATTTTTGTGCCTTTTTGTACGAATCGTACGTTTTTGTACGAAAATCGTGCAATGTGTAAATATCTGATTTTTAATGTAATAAATGAAGAAAAATAGGTGTCTGCACGAAAGCACAAAATTTTATCGTGTTTTTGGGTAGGGTATTTTTAAAGAAGAAAGAAAAATAAAAAATATATATATGTGTTCCTGATTTTGTCCGGCACTTCCTCCTGCACATTTGTTCAAAACGTTTGTGATAAGATGAAGGGGAGGCGAGGGGGAATGAAAAAGAAAGCCCGGTGCGCAGAAGCACACCGGGAAATAATACTAATGCTATATATAACAGAAATGAACCGACTTGCGTTAGCGTAAATCATCAGGATAAAACACTTGAGAAATGAGTTCGTATTCGCGAGGCAAGGACTTGACGCCGACTACAACACAAATACCCCTTGCGGCAAGCTCATACAGCCTTTGGGTAGTGATGATAGAACTGCGGAAACTATAGTTGCTGCATAGCACAAAATAAGCAGTAGCCAGGTCTACGGAATAAATATCTTTGCGTATTATCTTTTTGGCATCGGATGGGACTTTTGCAAAGCCAAGACGAACGGCCAGGCGTGATATAAGTAACTCTCGATCATCGGCAGACGGAGCAACAATCACCATTATTTTATTCTCTTTTTTTATCGGCATAATGTTGTGTATATCAATGAAAATTTGTATCTTTACAAAGTAATAATTTGGAATAATCTACTCATCTGCGATTCGAGTAGAAGTGGTGCCAATTAACAGCCGGTACTACTTTAGGTACGTGCCGAATAGCACTGTAATCATCAGAAAACTCTAAAAAATCATCTAGTACGTCCTTTCTTGTCGTTTCTTCTATAATATACATAGCAGCTATTTTAATGAATAGATCACGTGATGCGGGCTTGCAGTGTTCGTCAATGCGAATACTGCTCCCTTCAGGTATTGCAGCTAGGATATTATTGACGGCATGGTAGAAGCGCATAAAACGTTCCGGATTCTGGTGATAAACAGGAAGAACTTCTTCTAATATCTCTTGATACGTAAATGGCATTGTTATCGTTTATATTGGGAATCTGACCAGCTTTCATGTAGTAGCCTTTCATGCAGAGAGTTTTTTCCCGTTTGTTTATAGGTATTTTTTCAGTTCTTCTCGATCTATAAAAAAAGCACATGCCATATACTTACCTGGTAATCCAATTGTCTGTGCTTTTGCATCATCCCCACAATCTTTTTCAGTCCCAAAGCCAACAATTGAGCCGCGCGGATCATCCTTAACATCGACTATGGTAGTGGACATTCTCAAACCTTTATTGTCATCTGCTGCCATTTTCTTAATAGCGTCCAGAATTTTATTACCATCATTATTCATATCTTATTTATTCTAGTTAAGATTTTAACTTTTCGTATCTAAGTCCGAAGCACAATTTTATCATTATGCGTTGTAGCCAATTCATAGACTTAAAAACGGGAATAACTGATTTTGTGTATTCATGTACCAATTGAGCTACTGCTTTAGGTTGATCAATGAGAAAATGCGTATTATTATCGTTCATAATATTCCTTTCTAAATTATTATTAATCAATTGGTAACTCTTGAATTTTTCTCATAATATCCGTAACTTCGTCTGCTGTGATATAACCTATTACATCATCTGTTATTGGTGTAGCATAGCATAATATACCATCTTTAAGTATTCCAACCTCATAAGTATCTATACCATTAGAATAGAACATAGAACCGAATATGACGCTAATTCCATAACCGTTTTCAAAATTCATTTTTGCCTGTTTAGCTTCTGCATATTCTTTAGCAAGATATAAAGGAAGTTTTTGAGCTTCTCCTGCTATTGGATGCGGAATAAATACCAAATCTTTGAAATTCTTTATTTTACTCATATTTATTCTAATTTGAATGTTTTGCTGCAAATTCTATCAACTTGACAAGAACTGTCACTGGGTGTCCGTGAAACTCTTCAGTCGGTTCGCCACTCTCCATATTTATAACTATTCCCACGAGGCTTCTGCGTCCAAATCCGTCGATTTCACCGGGGTGAAGCATTATCCCAAATAATGTTCCCTCATGATTGAAAGTGCTCGGAAGCAGTTGAAGAAGCTGTGTTGTAGAAAATGAGGCGCAATAATCTTTTTTATTCGCCAAAGTACTGTCTAATGAATATGTCCCGCTACTCAAATGGAAAGAAAGGTCGCTCATAGACTTTGGAATCCCAGAGTTTATTAAAATCTCGGAATCTCGTGCCCCAGTTCCCATAATCTTTCGGGATATAGGAACACGGCAATAACAAACCCTGTCGTTTATACTTGGTTTTAATACTTTGCTTATTATTTTATTCATATCTATTCTTGTTCTGGATATCACTTTTGGCAATCCAACCAATTCAAAGCACTCTGTAAGCTATTAGTATAATTGGCGTTATAAATATAAGAGACTTCTTCGCCCTGCCTATATTCACGATCATTGTCTGTTTCGCCTAGAATAAACTCCATATTGGTAGTTCCTAACCTAAACACACCTATACAGTAGGTTACACCTTCACGTTTCTTACTCTTTTTGAGTCCTAATAGAAAAATTCCTTGTTTTTCTGACATAATATTATTCCTTTTTAAGTTTAAAAATCAATTTGCTTTTGTTCATATTCAGAGTTTATATCATCTGAATCATTATTACCGGTATAAGTACCTGTACCAACTGTAAAGTATTCGACTCCACCGGCTTTGTCGTCAATAACAGGGCGTCCGTCTTGGTCGACTTGAAAAGGATATCCCGTTTTGCTATCATATTTTTGCGGATTGAAAATATAGCCTTTCCATTCACAGTACATGATAAACTTCTTTTTGAATGCAGTGGGAGAGATGAATTTCCGTTGTGCGGGATCATACGTGCAAAAAGCATCATACAAATCTTTTCTAGGAAGACGTACATTAAGATGTTCAGCGCAAGAGAAGTACTCATCTGCCCAGGAAATGAGAGTTTCACCCATTTCTTGTCGTAACTTACGCTGTTCTAGTCGTTCGCCTGGCGCCTGTATTACCCCAAAATTGAGATATAGCTGAATGCAGTTAGCTAATAAGTTCCAAGTAAGATTCCATTGATCGAAATCCCACTCAGAAAAGAAAAGAGAGCCGAAATCGTCAACCGGTTTATGATTGTCATTGTAGAAATCGGAAAATGCCAACAACCATTGCCTGTCTTTAAATGAAGAACCGCTACCTTTTAATGCATGATTGGTCGCAATATATATTTTGGGAGAGGCTGAGAAGGGTATAGTAAACCGCCCTTCTCCTTTGTGATTAACACTCCAGTCTCCTGTGATATTAGGAAACAGAAACTCGAAATTGAAATTAAGCAACACATCATCTATAAAAACGATTTTCGTGTTTTCTTGAATATCATTCCAAACAAATTGATCATTGAATATATCTGGTCGTTTTCCTGGAATGTAGACAGTGGGAGTGACATGTCTCATGAGTTCTCCAAGTAAAGATTTACCGGAACGACCATTACTTTCTCCGACTTCGGATTGTTTTCCATCCATGCCAACTACCGCCCTGGCTACATTGTTATCCTTAGCTTCCATTGCTAAAAAACCGATAGCACAGAGCTTACTCAACAGATGCATCTTGTTTTCGGCATTTTCATCCGATTCTACTTCTTGCGCTGGTTTTCGCCATGTGAAATTTGATGCGTTTTGGAGAAATTGAAGAAAATGACATTTTTCCCCTTCCTCAGAAATCTCATAGAAATACTTTCCTTCAGCATCCCGTTTGAATGTAATGAGCGGTTTACCGAGATATTTAGCTTTGATTTGCTTACGTTGTTCTTCCCAGATGTGGTGGGTAATGCTTTCATATCCCATTTCTAACACCTTATCTTTTGTAATGTACCAACAGGCGCTGTCGAAGTAGAAGTATTGGCTTTCCCGGTTAGGTTTTATAAAGTTTGGTTCAATGAAATTCAATAATGATAATTTGTCCGGACCAACATATTGGGATACCCCTTTAATAAGCATTTCATTCACTTCTTTCTTGCAGTAATGTTTTGCGAACTGAAACAAATAGTCACGCGCATCAGAAGCTTCAATCATACGAACGACAGGAGGGTCCAACTGAATAAAACGGAATGACTTGTCTAACATTCTTAGGCGGCCAAATCCTCTGTTTTGCAGGAAATTATGTGAATTGACATAGCAAAACTGGTATTCAATGCGCGTATCTCCTCCTCGAATGTTCTTTTCTACTTCTTCCCAGAATTTTTCATCATCATCGAAAGGTTGTGCTAAGACAACTTTACCACTATCATCGAATTTCCAGCGATATCTTCCGAATACAAATTCCGGAAGATTTTTTAGTACATCTCTATGTCTCTCTGCAAAAGATTCATACGAATGCAAGCACCATAATTCTTGAAGCTTGTGGTCGGTCCAAGTCGTGATCTTAAACATTTCCACGTATTTGCCCAGACCTTTCTTCTCGTTACAGGCTGCTTCTATATCTTTTGCCAATTCTTCCTCATGCCCTTTCAAACTATTGGCTAAAAGGTCATCCAATCCTTTATCTCCTGCTTTATTCTTTTGTATATGGCCAATAAATATTTCAACATAAATATTACGATTTTTCAAGGTACGCATATATTCCTTGAAATTACGGGCTGCAAAGAAAAAACAACTAGGTCGTTTCTCGACTCTGTCATTGAGTCGAATGTTTGTGCTGATATCATCCCAATCAGAGTCGAAGATAAAAGCAACCTCCTTTACTCCACAAGTTGTAATGATCCGAACGATATCTTCAGGGAGCGCACCATTTAGACCGAGATTCTGTATACCGCTAACAGCGATAGACGGAATCCCGTGCTTACAAGCTTTTTCAGCCTTTTTTTCACCTTCCTGAATGTAGAGCCGGTCAAATTGTTGCTTCTCTTTATAAAGCCTCCGCATTCGTTCCGGGATGTAAATAGGGGTGCCGCTTCCAATCGGAGATTTGTATTTGAACGGCTTGCCGTCTTTATCAAGATGTGCGTCAGGAAATTGCCAACGGATTCGATAGTATTCTTTTCGTTCACCAGTCTCTTTTTTACGATGATCTTTCCTGGCATAAGTGACAGGCATTCCTTCAAGATCATAATACTCGATAATAACATCATCACCTCTAGGATCTATGGTTCCATTTTCTGCGAGTGTTCCTGGACGAAAAGTGCGTAATTTGAATATAGATTCGTTTTTTCCTGTTTTATAGACATTTGCTGTGACGTCTTCAAATGTCAAACCCGACTCTGCAAGCATTTTTGCACAGAAACTATTAACATCATTTCCTTTGGCTTTTTTGCTGCCTTGCTTCATCTTTACCGGCTTCTTTTTTTGTTCGGGAACTGCATCCAGTAAAACACTGAATTTGCCGGCCAGATATTCAAGCGCTTCCGGAAACTGTTTTCCTTCTACTCGCATTAAATAATCTAACGCACCGACACCGGCAATTTGATGGCAAGAGAAACAGTTGTAAATATCCTTAGCGGGATTTACACTAAATTTTTTAGATGCCTTGCAATGCGGACAGTCGCAAACGTAACTTGTCCCGGATTTGCGTAGGTTCTGGAAGTCTTGTACCACATTCAATAGATGCCCGGTTGATGCGTCCTTGATGCGTCTTATATCATCATCAGTAAAAAACATAGTTATGGCTTTTTATTAGGTACGTGGAAAACATATTCTTTGAGGTGCAAATGAAGTTGTTTTTTAAGGGTTTCAATGGGACGGGATAAAAGTTGCGTATCTGCCTGCTGAATTATCTCTAAGAGACGTTGAGCTTCTTTTGGCGGAATGTCATTTATAGTGAGTAAACCACGATTATCAATGTCTACGTACATAACATTATCTTTTTTTGCGTCCGCCTACGGCTTTACGGTGATAATTCAACTTATACCGTTGCCGTAGTTTTTCCGCATATTCGGCAGTTGCATCTTTGGGATCAACGAGGACTTGCGTTCGGGCATCTATTCTTAATAATATCTTATTTGATTCCTGCAAGGCAGATTGCTGGCAGAGTGCTGCAACTTCTTCCGGAGCATCTTTTTCAAAAAGATTTATTTTTTCTCTTTTTGCAGGATTGCTGGATGGACTGGGAGAGTGTACAACTTTCATAATTTGCTTTTATAAACCTTTGATTAGTTCCTCGATATAGTCTTTTAAATAAGGAGGTACTTCTTTGGTGTTTGCTTTCTCTTTTTCTTGAAACTGATAGTATTCACTTGCTGTTAAAATGATGTTGCGTACCTCTTCAGATTCTTGCATTATCTTTATTACTGCTGGTATGATGTTATAAGGAGAACCTACTACTATTGCTGGGGTGGCAACAAGTTCTTGCTGCTTCTTATATAAGATACAAATTGCACTCATTTCATTTGACTTGAGAATGTTAGAGATGTGAATTGTAGTAGCGAAGATCTGCTCTTTTGTTTCTTTTAAATTTTTCAT